TCCAACGGGACAATTCGTTCAATTTCTAAAACAACAAGGAAGATTATAAATTATGTATGCCTTTAAATATCACCCAGCGTTCCGCAATGACGAAGATTTGGACCATGTTCCAGAATTCAAAGCTATCGTCGATGGGATTGTCGATCAAGCAAAAACCATTTTGGATATTGGTTGGAGATTGGATACATACTCATTGGAATTTCCTTCACATATGGCCAAACAAGGAATAAAGATGACCATTCTGGATGCCTTTGAACAAAACATTAATAATCTTCGGGCTCAGAATCCAGATCCGAATTTCATTTTTCCCGTTCTGGCCGATGCGAGGCAATTCATCAAAGAAACCGATCAAAAATGGGATGTTTGCATTTGGCAAGGTGGACCAGAACATGTTCTCCTTGAAGAATTTGCCGAATTTTTAATCGAGGCCGACAAGAAAATAGACACGATGATTATAGCGACTCCAAATGGTCTCTGGCCACAGGATGCGCTCGGTGGAAATGTGTATGAAAAACACATTTCGACTTGGACAGTAGATACATATACTCGTTTCGGATTCCGCTGTATTCTGTGGCAACCGGGTCAGCCGGGATCACCAGATCGAACCCTTGGCATCATTGGTTATCGAGTAAATCCAAGTAAAAAAACATGAACACGTTGTTAGTCATACCACCCGCTCCATTTTTGATTGACGACAAATCCCTGCCGTTTTTGGGGATTATGTCTATTGCGTCTGTCCTCAAACAGAACAAGAAGAATGTCGATCTCTTGGACCTCTCTGGTATGAAAGATTACGTCAATGTTTTGGGTGACCACTTAAAGAAAAAGAAGTATGATTACGTTGGCTGGACCGTGAACACGCCCCAGTTGCCCTATGTTATCAATATGCTGGAAGTAGTTCCAGAGGGCGTTAAAACGATAGCAGGAGGCCCCCACATCACTTCCTGCTACTCCGCAGTCAGACACGTTCAGAACAGTCGCATCGCAAAGAATATTGCCGACCTTGAAGATAACTTTGATCACCTGTTTGTCGGAGATGGGGAAATTTCTATCCTAAAACTCTTAGATGGATCAATCACTTCACAAGTTCTGGATGCCGATGGCGATGACACCTTGTTTCTGGATAACGAGTATCTGGCCACCCACGATTTCGTAGATCGTTCTTTTGTTGACCTCCAGTCCTATAAGTTCTTCATCGATAAAGAAAAATGCACCAGTATTATCTCCCAACTTGGATGTCCATTTAACTGTGCGTTTTGTTGTGGACGACTCTCTAAGAATCTCCGCAAAATCCGATCAAAGTCCATTCCCCAAGTCCTTAAAGAAATTGAGCATCTTTACACTACATACGGGTACAAGGCGTTCATGTTCTATGATGACGAGTTGAACGTGAATAAAGCCCTCATACCCTTCTTGAAAGAAATCATTGCCCTGCAAAAACGATTGGGCGAAAAGTTCAAGTTCCGTGGGTTTGTCAAATCGGAACTCTTCAATGAAGAGCAGGCGGAAGTGATGAGAGAATGTGGGTTCGAATGGTTACTTTGTGGGTTTGAAGCGGCTGATGATAAAATCCTCAAGACCATCAACAAAAAAGCTTCCCTTGACGACAACAACAAAATGTTAGCCACCGCAAAGAAACATGGAATCAAAGTGAAGGCGTTAATGTCCAGTGGGCATCCCGGCGAATCCAAAGAATCTATGTTGGCCATTAAAAAATGGCTGCTCGAACAAAGACCAGAAGATTTCGATTTGACTATCATCACCCCCTATCCCGGAAGTCCCTATTTTGATTTTGCTACTCATTATAAAGACGATGTGTGGCTTTACGAATCCCCATACACTAAAGAAAAGCTGTATGCGATGAATGTGGATTACACAAAAACGCCTCAATATTATAAAGGCATCCCCGGTAATTATACCTCCTATGTTTATACCGATTACATTCGGCCCGAAGAGATGACCCAACTCCGAGATGAGATCGAAGGCGAGGTAAAGGCGGCTTTAAAAAACAACCCCAGTCCAAGAGGAATATAAATACTCATTTCTCCGATACGCATATATGTATATGCGGTTACAAATTTATGAAAAACTACACCCCGCAAGAACTCAAAGACTTCGAACTCGAAATGGGCGAGTGTTTCCGTCAAAAACTTATCAAGGCTCCAATCCATCTTGACGATGGCAACGAAGAGCCACTCATTAAAGTGTTCGAACAAATCAAGGACGAAGACTGGATTTGTTGCTCGTGGCGCAGTCATTACAAGTGTCTCCTAAAAGGCGTTCCGAGGGAGGAAGTCAAAACGGACATTCTCAATCAACACTCCATTTCCTTATGCTTCCCTCAATACCGAGTATTCTCTTCGGCGATTGTGGGTGGAAATTTACCCATCGCCAACGGCATTGCGTTTGACTTAAAACGGAAGAAGCAACCGGGTAAGGTGTGGTGCTGGGTGGGAGAAATGACCTCTGAAACAGGATGCTTCCATGAAAACTGGAAATATTCCGTTGCCCATGATCTCCCAATCACATGGGTCATTGAAGACAACTTCCGTTCCGTTTGCACGGATACACGAAAGACATGGAATCTTCCTAAGCTGACGCATGAACAACCTGAGTTGGTAGAGAAGGACAAGATCATTTATTACACCTATCGACCTAAGTGGCCACACAGCGGAATGGGTGAACGCATTCAATTTTAAAAGTTACACTATGAAAAATTATTTCGAAGAAATCGTTCGGTCCATGGACTGGCTGGCAAGCAAAGAAGATACATTCTTTTTGGGACAAACCGTAGTCTATCCCGGCACAGCCATGTCCAATACCGTCAAGCAAATCCCCGAAGAAAAGAGATTTGAAATGCCTGTCTGTGAAGACTTTCAAGTAGGGTTGTCGATTGGCATGGCTATGAACGGTACAGTCCCAATCAGCATTTTTCCTCGTTGGAATTTTCTGCTGGTTGGTACCAGTCAGATTGTGAGCCATTTGGACAAATTGAAGGCAATGCTGCCAAAAAACCACAAACTCCCCAAAGTTATTATCCGAACGGGAATTGGTTCCGAAAGCCCATTGTATCCCGGTCCTCAACATATCGGGGATTTTACAAACGCATTCAGAATCATGTGCCCCGATGTCGATATCGTTCGTTTGGACTATTCAGAAATGATTTTCCCAACGTATGAAAAGGCATATCTGAGAGAAGATGGCAAATCAACCATCGTTGTTGAATGGGCAGATGCTTATGACCCCAACTGGACACGCCCCTAAAGCGTATCAACCCCCCTGTGTCTGTGAGGGTTGCAAAGTTCCTAAAGGATGGGGCGAAGAACTCATCATAGAGAACAACGAATTCTATTGTGGGAAACTCCTCATCTTCAAGAAGGGGTGTAAGTTTTCCATGCATTACCACATGATCAAGGATGAAACGTGGTACGTTCAAAGTGGAACGTTCCTTTATCGGTACATCGATACCCGTACTGCTGATGTAGTAGAAATTGGGTTGAAGGCAGGGGATATTGTTCGGCAAAGACCGGGACAACCCCATCAGTTAATCGCTTGTAGCGATGGTGTTATCTTCGAGGTTTCAACCCACCATGAGGACGATGACTCATTCCGTGTGTGGAAGGGCGATTCCCAAAAGTAGTTAACAAACCATCATGTTTTTATGAAAGGAGATTCACAGAAATGAACGTAACCCCCCGAGCCGCTTATTATGAGCTTGGAAATGCATTGTCCGATTTGCCACAAGCCGAAAAGGTTTATTACATGCGGCATTTGATACTTGACCTCATGGATTATACCGAACAAAGCGACAACGAAACGGTTTGGTGTGATTTATTGAGAGACTTACAAAACCACTATCCCCAATGGACCGAACTCGAAGCCCTATGGAACGGAAACGGAGTTAAAACCGAATGAGCGCAAGAATGACCGAAACCATTATTGTCAAAGCCCCCTTTAGAATTTCTCTATTTGGCGGCTCGACAGACTATTGGGATTTTTACAAAAATCACGGCTCCTTTCTGATCGGGACAACTATCGATAAATACGTCTATCAGTCGATGCGAATTCGTCCCCGCATTCTTTCTCACGAGAGCGTCATCACCTATTCCCAACAACAACTTGTCAAGAACTGGGATGAAATTCACAACCCACTCATTCGAGGAGTTCTCAACCATCGAAACATCATTCACAACATTGAATTTTTTTCCTCGTCGGACATTCCCTCAAGAACGGGACTCGGAGGATCGTCGGCTTTTTGTGTTGGAATGCTCCATCTTCTCAACAAGTTATTCGTTGTCCCCAATCAAACAAAGAAGGCATTAGTCAAAGAAGCCATTTTCATTGAGCGAGCCCTTCTTAGAGAACCGGGAGGAATTCAAGATCAAATTTGGCCTGTCTATGGCGGGTTAAACACCATTGAAATCCAGAAGGGTGGGGAATTCCTCGTTAAACCCCTTTCCGTCACCACGGAGTTTAAGGAAGAACTCCAAAAATCCATGCTTCTCATTTATACAAACGAACAACGAGAGCAGGATACCATCGCCAAGTCCCATGAACATGTGGACAAAACCGCCATTTTACAGCTTGCAAAAGAAGCCCATCAATTTTTCTTAAACGAAGACATTGAACAGATTGGACGGTTACTCCATCAATCATGGATTGAAAAAAAGAAAATTTCCCCGCTCGTCTCGACAGGTAAAATAAACACCATCGTCGAGGAAGTGATGCGGTTGGGAGCATATGGCGTCAAGCTTTTGGGTGCGGGTGGGTGTGGCTTCTTATTGGTGATCTGCAACCCTAAAGTCCAACATGAAATCAGAATTAAATTCTCTCAATCCATTTTGGATTTTGAATTTGAAAATAAGGGGACTTCGGTTATTTACGATGGGAACGCACAATGATAAGAGGAATCGTATCAGGTTATTTTAATCCGCTCCATCAAGGCCATTTGGAATACATCCATGCGGCTAAGGTTGAATGCGACTACTTGATTGTTATTGTCAATAATGATATTCAAGTGAAGTTAAAGGGATCAACTCCGTTCATGGATGAAGATCATCGTTGTTGCATCATCCAAGCTTTACGAGATGTCGATGAAGTCATGATCGCAATTGATGAAGATAAAACCGTTTGCCATTCCCTCGCCCAGATAAAGAAGTGTTACCCAAAGGATGATCTGGAATTTTATAACAGTGGTGATCGAGCCCCCGTTGCCAACGCCGAATCGGCAGAAATGGAGATTTGCCTAAAGAACGGAATAAAATATGTTGCTATTCCTTTACCAAAAGTGTATAGTTCTTCTACATTATTAGCAGGATTGTCGAAATGAAACAAAAAGTTCTCATAACTGGAGCAGCAGGAAGCGGAGGAAGCTACTTGGCGGAATACATTTTTTCACATGTTCCCAACACCCGAGTTCTCGGAACGACACGAAGTAAAGATTTCCCTCGTAACTTGGAATCTATTCGTGATCAGATCGAACTTCATCGCTTGGACCTCTCTGATAAGGAAGCGGTTTACAAAATGCTGGATGAGACTCGCCCAGATATTATTTTCCACATGGCGTCTAATGCCAATGTCAGACAATCGTTTGATATCCCACAAGAATTCATTACCAACAACATCAATGCAACGTTGACTCCATTGGATTGCGTGCGCTTACTGAAAAATAAAGATGGTTACAACCCCATCATTCAGATTTGCAGTACATCGGAAGTTTATGGCAAAGTAGATCCCAAAAACGTTCCCGTCACCGAAGATTGCCCTATCGACCCAATCAATCCGTATGCCGTTTCGAAGTTAACTCAGGATGCACTGGGACATGCGTATTTTCTATGCTATGGAATGAACATTGTAAGAACTCGAATGTTCACCTATTTAAATGCTCGGCGGGCCGATCTGTTTGCCACCGCATTCGCCAAGCAAATTTTGGAAATCAAACGGGGAGAAAAGGAAATCCTTGAACATGGGAATTTGGAGTCCCGCCGAACCTTCATTGATGTTCGGGATGTTGCCGAAGCATACTGGGTCGCTACGCAAAAAGGCAAGATGGGAGAGGCATACAACATCGGAGGGAGCGTAGGAATCAGTATTGGTGAGTTTCTCGACTTATTGATTAAGAAGATGGGGTTTCCCGTTAAGACCTATCAAAACCCTAAACTCATGCGCCCAACAGACACCACACTCCAAATCCCAGATATGAGCAAATTTACCAGAGATACAGGATGGAAGCCAGTCATACCATTTGACGAAAGCATGGACTTTTTCATTGAAGAACTATGTAAATTCTGGGATCCGAAATAATCTATGAAAATACTTATCACAGGCGGAGCCGGGTACATCGGCAACATTTTAACAGAATACCTTCTGAATCACGGAGAAGAGCCCGAAGTAACGGTCTTTGACAACCTCATCCATCGGCAGGGTGGAATATTGGAACATACCTCCAACCCAAACTTCAAGTTTGTTTATGGTGATGTCCGAAACCCCGATGCCTATAAAAAGGTAATCACAGAGGCAGATATCATCGTGAATCTTGCGGCTTATGTGGGGATGCCCCTCTGTAATCGTTTTCCTATTGAAGCGAAACAGGTCAATCAAGACAGTGCCGCCTTTCTTGCCAAGTCAGTGAGCAAAGATCAACTGGTTATCTATGCGACAACGAATTCAGGATATGGTCTGGGTCAACACGTTGAGGGTAAGGCTGTTCATTGTACCGAAGAAACTCCTCTCACCCCCATTTCAGTTTATGGTAAAACCAAATGTGAAGCGGAAAAGGCGATCATGGAAACGGGGAATAACATCTCCTTCCGATTGGCAACCGCCATGGGAGTGTCCCGAAAAATGAGATTGGATCTTCTCGTTAACGATTTCACATGGCGAGCATGGAACGACAAGTTCATTGTTCTCTTTGAATCAACATTCCTTCGCAATTTCGTCCATGTGCGTGACGTGGCCAGTGCGGTTTCGTTTGCCATTGGTAACCAAACAACCATGCGAGGACAGGTTTACAACCTCGGCAATTCCTCGGCCAATGTCAACAAAATGGAACTTTGTCTTGCCATTAAAAAACAAGTCCCCGATTTCTTTATCACGGAGTCTCCAATCAACAAAGACCCCGATCAGAGAAATTATATCGTCTCCAATGCAAAATTGGAAGCCTTGGGATGGACAGCTAAATATTCATTGGATGATACCATCCGTGAAGTGTTGGCCGCTTGCCCAATCATCAAAAATGCCAATGTCCCATTCTCTGACATCTAAAATATGAGCTTAGACGTATTATTCATCGAACCAAATATTGCTAAAGAAGCCTATCAGGCTCTTGCAGCGGATTACGCCGCCATTGAAACTCCCACATGGTCGTTACTCTTAGCCCAGAGTTGTCGCTCCATCGGCTACAAAGTCGCCATCTGCGATGCCAACGCCGAACGAATGACAGATGAACAAGTCATTAAACGAGTCGAAGAGTTGAAGCCACGCTTGGTGGTCTTTGTGATGTATGGCCAGAACCCAAACTCGGGTACCACCATGATGATTGGGGCCTATCGGACGGGAGAAAAGTTGAAAGCAGCTTTACCCAGTCTTCCCCTCTGTATGGTTGGCTCCCATGTCAGTGCCCTGCCAAAAGAAGTTTTAGCCAAACCGTTTGTTGACTTTGTTCTTCTCAACGAAGGGGTGTATGCGTTGCGTAATCTCTTAAAGACCGATTTGAAATCGCCTGATCAACTCGATAAAGTCAAGGGAATTGGATGGAAGCCGCTTTTATATGCAGGAGCATTTCCAAATGTCATAACCCTCAATCCGCCTGAATTTGTCGTTCCTCAAGATCGAATGGATATCGATTTACCGGGATATGCATGGGACTTACTTCCTTACAAGGATAAGCCACTCGATCTTTATCGAGCACACTTTTGGTCGGCCAATTTCAACAATGACATGCGAACACCGTTTGCAGCAATTTATACCAGCTTGGGATGCCGCTTTGGCTGTGATTTTTGCATGATTAACATTTTGAATCGAAACAATAATGCCGATGGAATTGCTTCATCTGACAGTCGGCTTATGCGATACTGGTCTCCTGATTTCATTACCAAAGAATTTGAAAAACTCGCTGGCTTTGGAGTTAAAACGTTGCGAATCTCTGATGAGATGTTTTTCCTTGATAAACGCTATTATGATCCTCTGCTCAACAATATCATTGACCGAGATCTGAAACTCAACATGTGGGCGTATGCTCGTGTGGACACCGTTCGAAAGAACTACCTCGAACTGTTCAAGAAAGCAGGAATCAATTGGCTGGCCCTCGGTATCGAAGCCGCCAAACAAGAAATCCGAACCGAAGTCAGCAAAGGCACGTTTAAGGATGTCAACATTCGTCAGGTCTGCCAAGATATTCGAGATGCCGATATCAATGTCATCAGTAACTTCATTTTCGGATTTCCTGATGATACGCAGGAGACCATGCAAGCCACGTTAGATCTCGCATTGGAAATCAACGCTGAAACGACGAACATGTATCCCTGCATGGCCTTACCGGGAAGTCCCCTTCATGTTGCTGCGGTTAAAAATGGGACTCCCCTTCCATCCCACCCAGACGGATTTGCCTTTCTGAGTTACGAGTCCGAACCCATGGCTACCAAATATTGTACCTCAGCCGAAGTATTGAAGTTCCGTGATGATGCTTGGCATACTTACTTTACCAGCCCTAACTATTTGAATTTGATCGAAAAACGATTTGGGTTGCAGCAAAGAAAAAACTTAGAGATGATGGCCCGCATCAAACTCAAGCGTAGAATTCTCGGAGATTAAATGAAGCGATATCTTGTCGTCTATAACACTTGTGAGATCAAGAAGAACAATCTCTTCCTCTATGTACAGGGGTTGGATGCTCTTCTCAACCAAGTTGCCAACGGCTTTACTTATGATATCGCTGTAAGCGGCTGCTGTCTCAATGCCGCAACGAAAGCGGCGTTAAAGAAGCGATATGGGAAAAAACTCATTTACAGCTTCATTGATGATATCTACACTGTCAACGTAACCTTCAATAAAACCATTGATGAAATTGTTAAACACCGAGGACCATATGATGGGTATGTGTTTATCGACTCAGGAGTAATCGCAAATCCTCCAACAGCGTTACAGGAAGTCCATGAGAGAGCCATCACCGAAAAATATGGCATTATCTCGCTCCAGACCGATACCGATACAGGATATCAAGCATGGTTTGGTCTTCCTCAAGGATATGTCTTTCAAGGTAACGATTTCATTGTCCCAGTCGGAAAATGCGTTCACATCCATTTCAATTACTTCTCGCATAAGTTCTATGAGTATTACGGAAAGGTTCTTCCCGATATTTTCAAGGCGTCCTGTACTGAATCCGTGTTTTACTACATGGTAACCGCCCTCGGGTTGAAATGGTGTGTCGTGAAAGACATGGTGGTGACGCATATTCATAAAGCCGATGGACCCACCTGTGGGTTTTATAAACCCGATGAAAAACTATACTGGAACGACCTTATGTGTGATATCGACATCACCAAGGCGTTCGCCGATCCTCGTGCCAAGGCCACGGGGTTTGGTTATGACGAATGGGCACACGTCTTTGACCATAACCCCGATGCTTTCGATAAAGATGGAATGCCTTTAGATCCCGAAGGACTGGGTAAGTTCGTGAAAGAAACCGTTATCCTTCCAAAACATCTTTTTGATTACGATACCGTGAAGTGTGAAGTTATTCTATGATTACCATAATTTTTCCAACCAGAAACCGACCCAATAACATTACTCGTATGGTCGATAGTATTGTCCGCACCATTAGCGATATCAACAATGTTGAACTATTGGTCTACATTGACGATGACGACGTGGAGTCCATTCCCGCCTTAGTCGCCGCCGCCGAAAAAATTAGTATCAATGCGATTCAAGGCAACAAGATGCCGGGAAGTCAGATGTATAACGCCATTTTTAAAGAGGCGAAAGGAGACATCATTATGTTTTCTGCGGACGACATTGTGTTTAATACCCCTAATTGGGATTTGCTGGTTCAAAAGGAATTTGATGCCTATGAGGATAAAATCCTTTTGGTTTACGGCAATGATGGATATCAAAACGGACGAATCGCAACCCATGGATTCATTCACCGTTATTGGGTGGAACTCGTAGGATATGTTTTACCTCCAAAACTGGCATCAGCCTATACCGATGAATGGATGACCGATTTGGCAATACGGGTCGGACGTAAATGCTACCGTCCCGATCTCCTCACCGAACACATGCATCCCGCAGTCGGCAAAGCCCCAATGGATGACGTTTATAAAAACAGAATTGAAGTGGCGGGTGATATTGTGGCTTACTATCGCTCCCTCGAACCAGATCGAATTCGAGATGCGGAAACTCTCAAAGGATTTATTGAACTATTCAAATAACATGGCAAACAATCAAAAATGGTTTCTGGTAACGGGAGGAACGGGATTTGTAGGAAAGAATCTCCTTCCTTTCTTAGCGGCTCAAGGACATGCTGTTGTTGGAATGGGTTCCAAACCAGATTTGTCCAACGAAGTCGAAGCCGAATATATGTTTAGTTGCCTCGGGAAGCAATTCGACTACATCATTCATGGTGCCGCTCGTACCGCCGCTGGAAGCTGGCCCTCCAATCACAGGGCGCAAATGTTCGACACCAACATGCGAATCAATGTTAATACGTTCAAAATGTGGCACAAATACCAACCACAAGCTCGGATGATTGCCCTCAATAGTTCCTGTTCCTATCCCGGCTCAATTGAATACTTTGCGGAACGAGATTATTGGAATGGTCAGATGCATGACTCTGTGGAAACCTATGGCTTCACCAAAAAGGCCATGGTCATCGCCCTACAGGGATACAAGCAGGAATATGGGCTCAAAGGAACAACGGTTGTCCCCGCCACGCTTTATGGTCCATACGATCATTTTGATCCAGACAAATCACATGTCGTGTCGGCTCTTATCAGAAAATTTGTTACCGCCACTCGGGAAAACCTCCCCGAAGTTGAAGTATGGGGAGATGGTACCCAAACCCGAGAAATCATGTATGTTGATGACCAATTCAAGGGTCTCGTAGCAGTTTTGGATTATGACGGTCCCATCCTTAACATTGGCAGCGGAGAAGCTATCACCATTCGAGAACTCGCCGAAACCCTCAAAGAACTAACGGGGTATCAAGGAGAAATTTTCTTTAACACCAGTCGGTTCGTGGGAAATGCCAGAAAGGTGTCGGACATCAGTCTTGCCAAACAACTGTATGGATGGACCACGGATATCAAAATCGGTGGGACAAAAGAAAACCTCAAAAAAACGGTAGATTGGTATCAAGCCAACCATTAAACTTATGTTAAGCCTTGTCATTCCCTCACGGAACAATCTCAAATACGTCAAGTTTGCGTATGAGAGCATTCGTAAACATCTCGGTCCAGAGGTTGAAGTCATTCTCTTGGATGACGCATCAACAGATGGAACTTGGGAATGGATGAAGATTCAAGCTCTGACAACTTGGAAAACAAAAACCTATCGCAATGCGGGACCTGAAAGAGTAGGTCATACCGTTCTCTATGACGTTGGAGCTTCCATGGCAACCAATGAAGTATTTGGGATCTTCCATGCCGACATGGTGGCCAGCCCAAACTACGTCAAGAACATGCTAAAACATTTGAGACCGGGAAGGGTAATCTCAGCAACCAGAATTGAACCTCCATTACATCCACCGGGACCTGAAAAACATGTCATCGATTTAGGACTTGAACCCGAGGAATTCAAAGAAGACGCATTCCTATATTTCGTTGAAAGAGAACAAAAGGTTCAAGAAGGGATCACCACTAAGGGAATTTTTGCTCCATGGATTATGTATGTGAAAGATTTTCAAGCAATTGGAGGACATGATAAAAGGGTTTTTGCTCCAATGGAGTTGGAAGACTCCGACCTCTTCAACCGATTTATGCTCAAGGGATATGAAATGATCCAATCCCGAGATGCCTTTGTCTATCATATGACTTGTCGTGGAAGTCGATTCAAGGATGGTGTCAAAATCGTCCAAGAAATTCAACTCGGTGGGGGAAAAGTTTGGAAGCGTCCTCAAGATTCGGAAGAATACACCAAACTGCGCCAGAACAAGTTTAGAGAGTGGTGGAGGAAGTGGCATATGGATGTGCTCCACGATGCCAATATGCTCCCTATAGTCAATCCTCGCTACAATACGGGGTTTATAGTAGATCCATGCCCCGTGCAATTGCTTCCTTTCATCGAGCCATGGTGTGATACGATTTATGTCAACCTCCCCCAGAGCGTCATTGATGACTATGTGTCCGCACAGCAAGCCGAATCCAAATTCGCCATGATGCCACGAGTGAGGCATAGCACCGAAGCCAAGGGTAATGATATCTTGGTTTGGTTCGACGGAACGAAGTTCGCTCAGCCGCAAATGGAAGTTATCAAACAGTTACCGCTCATGATCCAAGACTCTGGCGAACAAGACACGATCATGACGTTTGACATTTTTACTATTGACATTCGACTCATCAACCCAATCCAAGATCGGCTGATTCACGCCGATGATTCTTGGTATGTGGGACAACTTTCGAGTTGATACTTATAGGATATGATGATTGCCATCCTTGTATCCAGTTCTGTCGTTGCCTTTTTCCTCATTCTATGGTTCAGGACCGAGGCGTGGGTTGAATACTGCCGATTGTTTCGATTTAATCGAATCTCTTTTTATAAGGACTACGATGAGAAAAAACAGAATGATGTTACCCTAACCTATCATGGGTATCTTCGACAATTTCACAATTGTTTCCAAATCAGGCTGTTGACATGTCCTATCTGCGTTTCCGTCTGGTTATCTATAATCATCGCCCTTTTTATCGGGCATCTCGCCATTGTCCCAATGACGTTTGTGGGGGGACTGATTTTGTTCGGAATCATAGACCGTCTCTTAGGTTGATATGGACATCCACAACGTAACCGAGTTTCGTAATTTCGTTAATGCTAACAAACTCAACTCTTTGAGTCCTGAGATTGCAGCGGTGGCGAACTGCGTTACGGATTACGAACGAGGCTGTAATTGCTGGAAAGCTGGAGACAAACAGAAAATCTATAATAACTGTAAGATTCTGTATGTTCGAGCCATTGGGGTTATTATAACGGGGTTTGCGTCCCAGTTTGCCGAACGATCCTTTGATAAAACCGTGAAATTCTCCCAAGATGGAATGGCTATCGGATCAGTGAGTCGGTGAACCAAGAACAGGCGTTTAATGACTTCCTGACTTCCATTCGCAACTCCGCATCAGATACCGCTTCCTGTGGCCCCAGACCCTTTATAGGCCATTCCAGCTTGTAGTCGGCCATCTTCTTCACAATCGGATCATTAAGCTTCTCCTGCTCGTTTGGAGCGTCAAGGAAGCATTTTACGGGAATAAAGTCGTTTTGGCTCGAATCCCGTCGTTCTTCCCACTTCCATGCGGCTACATGAACCAGATACCCTGCCCATGAATGTACCCACTCGCCTTCATTGGGGTATCTAACGTCGGATACGAGGGCAATATCCACATCGTTCCCATCGGACTTGAGTTGATTATCCACAACTCGAATCCATCGCTTGGGATCACGTTTGCGCCAAAACGTCGTTCCGTACCAGACAAGGAAATCCCGAATGTCCTTTTTAGTCTCAGTATCTTGCGTGTAAACGTTTACTCCACATGTCTTCTGGAGAAAATCCTTTACCTCGTCCTTGAGTGCCCCGGCAAAACTATATTGTTTGGCCTTGATTCCATTCTCCTTGAGAATGTCTATGGCAATGGAACTAAACGTATCCTTGCCCGCCCTCGCATATCCGACAATGCCAATAACTTTCATTTTTGTCTTGTGAGTTTCTTAAATCGTTCGATCATTCGCTTCGCCATATCATTGTCATACCCGCCATCCGATTTGCGGGCAGGAGACCCCGGTCCATACACCAAATAATCTCGAATTTCACCAAGACGAACGGCTTTGGTCATGTTCTGATTCTTATCAGCTATCACGAAAAGAACATCGTCGTTTAAGCCTTCCCATGTCGTTGTCGGAAGTTCGGATATCTTTATGGCCTTGAGGTTCATGCTTCCTTTTTATCAAAGAGGTTTTCGACTTCTTTATCGTTCAGCCCCATGGCGCTACACAACTCCGTTAATCGTCCTAACCCCTCATCTGAGGCAATTAAAACATTGACATACTCATTGGCTTGACGCTTGGAGACGCTGTAGGTCTTTGCCACGAGACTTAAAAGGTCGGGGCTATGCTTAATGACCTTGGTCTTAATCCAAGGCACCCAGCGAAAATTCTTGGGAACAAGATTGATAAGCAGTTGATAGAACTGAGGAGAGGGTATTTTGTCAAAGTATCGATAAAGGAACGCCATTTCTCGGACAATTTCATCATCCATCGCCAAGGCCCGAAGGATCATGAAATGATTGAACGACTTGCGGTTCTCTTCCGAGAGATTGTCGTAATACTTCGGGTCTTGAACTCCCCGAATATGCTTTACATGGTCGAAAAGAGTAAGCTTACTCGTTTCAAGAATGTTCGAGGCGGCGGATCGCTTTGAGGGCTTCTTTGGCTTTTGGCTCGGATCTTTTATCAACTTTTTCGATTTCATGTTCGATCTTTCGGAAACGCTTTTCAACTATCACAAAATTTTCAATAACTACTCGTTCACCCGCTTTCAGCTTTTCGGCCAGAGCCGCATTTTTCACGGCTACACTCTCAATTCTTTTCTGCATTGTCCATATCAGAACTGCATATAGTCCAACAATAAGAAAGAGGATAATGAAAAGAATGAGTTCGATATTAATCATACATCATCGGGGGGTTCAATAACCTCGGGGGGAGGAAGATGAACAGGGGGCTTGAACTTGAATTTCTCTTCTTCAAACTCTCGAACCTTATGGCTTTTGTTGTCTCCACGCTTGTCCCATTTGGGACGGCGACCTTCGTTGCGCTTAAATGTTTTGCCCACTTTTACTGTCTTGTTAAAGTTTCAATGATGATACGTATATCACAACGTCCCAAAAATATCAACTTATTATACACAATTGCCACTAGCTCAACGCCACGTTCAAAAAACACTTGGATTTGGAGGGAGGGTCTTCTTCCGAATATTCAAAGAACTTCACCCTATTTATAGTCATGGTTGTAAAACGAATATTGAACCCATCTAAGAAAAACCACATTGAAGGAGATATCTTTCATTTGGTATTCCTTGGAACGGATGCGGTGTTATATGATTCCCTGTGGGATGAGCCCATTATCTACGGTCCAAAAACACTAGTGCGGACTGCCATTTCTGATAATAAGAAGCTCCCCGCCTATCTTCCCAAAGAACTGACATCGATCACACTTTTTGTGTACCGAATCCAAGCCAATGGGGAAATCAAACGGGTGGGAGATCCAATCAAGGGCAATCCTATTGACATAACTGTTCCAAACTACTAATGTCGTAAGCGGCGTTCAAAAATACAACTCGATGGGTATTCTCAGAATACCCTTCCATGTCATATTCCAGTTCGGCTTCCTCTTTATCAAGGGTAATGTAAATGATTTTCTTCTCTGCCTTCGACCAAATCCCATAGATGCCAAGCATCATCATATTTTCGATAACGGATGTTGATTTTTTTGACATCTATGGGATGATTACAGCGTAGTTAAACCGTGACTGGCTGGGACTTTGGAAACGGAGTCGCCGAAGAAATCGTCACGATTTTTTGAAGGCGGCTCGTGTCAACCAAAGTAATATTTTGGTTGCGAGCTAACTCAAACGTGGCCGCTGAAACGGGAGTGAACGCAAACACTTTCTTCGGGCGTCCTTGTCCCCCCGTCTTACAACCGATTTCCGCCGCCTTGCCTTTTTCGATTTCTTTCGAGAGACGAACTCGGAGCGTTATTTGTTTTGCATCACGCTGTAAAGCGAATACGTCTTCGAGAGTAAACAATGGCGTGGTTGGCCACGTTACGACGAGATTGGTTTTGTTTTTTCTTTCTGTTTTTTTACTCATAAAATGTTAACTATATTTGAGGTTAGAATTGAGGGAAAGACACACTTCTGCAACTTTCAATTACCACCCTACCACGGATAGTATAAAATGTCAAGCTTTTTTTATTGCCGCTTAAGAAAAAGTTCATTGATGGTTCTGGCTAAGTCCACGACATTAGCACTTTTTATAAAACAAGCGTCCCGCCCGTACATCGTTCGAAAGTTTTTCTTGGTGTCATGGTCACCACCAGTTACGTAGTCATCATTTTGAACATAATAACTAAGAATATGTATTCCCTGATGACGAATTTTAGCCACTTGATTTTTCGTATGTTCCACCCCGTTACCGTCACCATAATGGAACGCATGTCCTGTTAAGGGCGACTTCATCTGAAAATAGGGCTCGCCGTCTGAGATATTCAAAAAATACCTCTCTTCTTCATCGGGAACGGCATCGGTAAACAGATTCATAATCGCCCCAAACGCCAGTCCTTCGGGTGTACATCCCGTGGGACGTAAAAATCGAAAGAGGTTCTTTACTTTGGAAAATTTATCCGTTTTCGAATCATAGGCCAACACCACATAAGGCATTTCAACTCCTTTTGATCGGTGGGTGGCTCGAAACGAAACCGTGACATGAATATTGTCCACCATCGAAGTCGCTTTGCAAATCGCTACACACATCGTCATCGTCCGAATCCATTTCTCACCGCTCATTGATGTGCTGGCGTCAACCGTGATATGAAGACTTCCCTTGGACCACTGCTCTATGCGGATTTTTTCAAAAACATCCTCGGCATCGAAGCCCACCGAATGAAGAAGTCGCTTGTTCAAGCTTCCCCTTCGTTTACGAATTTCTCGGGTTCGAGTAACCTCTCGACGAATCAGAAGACGTTTTCCAAGCTTGTTTCCAAGCGCAATACCTATTTTAACCGCTTCACTCGTCGCCACATCAGGTTGAATCCCCCCTTCACCATCTTTCCAAAAATTTGCCATTGGGAACATTTCTTGTCCCGAAGTGATCAACTCCATCGTAAGCTTCTTAACCACAATACACCCAACTTTTAAGGCGGCTTCATTTCCTTCGATGGCCACTGGCACATAAACCAAAATAATGCCATGCTTTTCAATCAGGTCAAGCATGTCTTTTTGAAAGGCATTAAGCTCTTTTTTCTGAAAATTGCCATGAACATATTGCATCTGCTGTTCAACCGCCTTGGTTATCTCTTTCGGAAGTTCCTTCTCCGAGGATTTACTAACCTGACTTGTCATTGCTTTATTTTCATCATCAGATTTGGGACGTTCCGCCAACGTATCAACTACATCCTTAATCGTCCGATCTGCGTCCGATACTTTATCGGTCTTTTTGTCCCCATTTCCTTTGGGAGGAGTTCCACTAAAAAATGAATTGACATTAATACGGTTCGTCGGCTTTCCTTGTCCCGATTGAGGTTGTCCTTGAGGGTTATACGTGTCATGATACTGCTGGAGATTTTGCAAGACGATTTGCACCATTTTGTAAGACACTTGGATGCGATCCATAGTGGTTTTCAAACGAGAAATGTGGGATATATCAACCACTTTGGCGATTTCTTCCAGCCCCGGTAAAGCTTGAAGATCGGTAAGAGGATTGCAAAAATTAATGATTCGACACTCGTAAGAAGCTAAACTCGGTTGCCGATATTCGTTACTCAAAAGAAGCTGGTCAATAGTTGGCGTGTTGAAACAGAC